GAGCCGGGCATCATCAACTTGGTTCAAGGGCAAAACACCTACGCGCTGCCAGACGACACCATTGATCTGCTGGAGCATGTGATTCGCACGGGTGGGAACGTGGCGGCAACGCAAGCCGACTTGACCATCACCCGTATCAGCGTCTCGACCTACGCTACGATCCCCAACAAGATTCAGCAAGCTCGCCCAATTCAAGTGTGGGTGCAGCGGTTCAATGGCCAGAACTCGCCCGTGAGCGCGACTCTGAGCACCACAATTACTTCGTCGTCTACTGAGATTGTGTTGAGCAATGCTACGGGTTTACCCGCATCGGGCTTCATCAAGATCGACAACGAGATCATCAACTACGGATACATAACAGGGAATACCCTGTATAGCTGTTTCCGTGGCCAACAAAATACCACTGCGGCGGCTCACACTGCTGGAGCAATTGTGTATTGGGCGCAAGTCCCAGCCGTCACAGTTTGGCCGACTCCCGACAATGCCCAGACGTATCAGTTTGTGTACTGGAGACTGCGCCGTACTCAAGATGCAGGCGGCGGTGTCAACGTTATGGACGTGCCGTTCAGGTTTATCCCTTGTATGGCAGCGGGCCTGTCGTACTACATTGCTGGCAAAATTCCTTCTGGTTTCGAGCGGATACCTATGTTGAAGGCCCAGTACGACGAAGCTTGGCAAACGGCGGCTGGCGAAGACCAAGAGAAAGCGTCTGTTCGCTTTGTGCCTCGTCAGCAGTTTATTGGTGGGACTTAATGGGAAATAGGTTCGCCTCCGGTAAAAATGCGATCTCCCAGTGCGATCGCTGTGACCAGCGTTTTAAGCTTTCGATCTTGAAGCGTGAAGTCGTCAAGGGTCGTAACTACGACCTCTTGGTTTGCCCGGAGTGTTGGGACCCAGATCAGCCACAATTGCACTTAGGCGAGTTTCCAGTAGACGACCCACAAGGCTTGCGTAATCCCCGTCCTGACCGGAGCTATGTGCTGTCGGGGACAAGCGGGTTGCAGATCAATGTGAATGGCGGGACTGGGCCTACGGGTACGGGGACTGTGGAAGCGGGTAGCCGCATCTTTCAGTGGGGGTGGAGCCCTGTGGGGGGATCATCATTTTTTGACGCGGCCCTCACACCAAATAACTTGGTTTTGAGCGTGCAATTGGGTACAGTATCGGTATCAACGACATAAGGAGTCGAAATGGACACGAAGACAGTGAAGAAAATTGCCGACAAAAAAGTCATGGCGCATGAAAAACGCCTGCACCCCGGCGCAAAAAAGATGCGTGCTGGCGGCAAAACCAACAGCGACATGCTCAAGTACGGGCGCAACATGGCCAAAGTAATGAACCAGCGTAGCCCTGGTCGTGGAGGCTGATATGAACCCCAATGACGAATACAAATTCTTCCCTGCGGACACTAAAGACCCGCTGAACAAGTACAAGCAACCAAAGCCCAACACGAGCCCGTTGCCTCCTGGCGCAGGGTATCCTGACACCGCCAAAACCAGCGGTATCAAAATTCGTGGCACTGGAGCGGCTACCAAAGGCGTGATGGCCAGAGGCCCAATGGCATGAACTACACCGAGTTGTTCAATACGATTCAAACGTACACGGAAAATCAATTTCCAGATACGTACCTTGCGAGCGGGAGTACTGTGTCCTCAACGACGCAGATCAACACTTTCATCACGCAAGCTGAACAACGTATATACAACTCGGTGCAGTTTCCCTCATTGCGTAAAAACGTGACGGGGGTAACGTCTACAGGTAACAAATACTTGTCGTGTCCGGGCGACTTTTTGTCCGTGTTTTCACTGGCAGTTGAGACAGTGGACGGGCAAGAATTCCTCCTAAACAAAGACGTGAACTTCATCCGTCAGGCGTACCCAAAAGCCACGGATACGGCACTCCCCAAGTACTACGCATTGTTTGGACCAACCACATCCAACGATCCTTCTCCTGTAATCACCAACGAGTTGTCATTCATCCTTGGCCCAACGCCGGATGCGATATACAACGTCGAGTTGCATTACTACTATTACCCTGTCTCCATTACCACTGCGGCTTCCGGCCAAACGTGGTTGGGCGACAACTTTGACTCTGTATTGTTGTACGGGTCTTTGGTTGAGGCGTATACCTTCATGAAAGGTGAAACCGACATGATTACGTTGTACAACCAGAAGTACATGGAAGCACTTGCGATGGCCAAACGTCTGGGTGATGGGCTGGAGCGTAGCGATGCGTATCGCAGCGGACAGTACCGCACACCTGCGTTGCCACAGAATACTGGGGTTTTGTAATGGCGTTTACGGGCAACTACAGTTGCAACACTCTCCGGTCGGGCTTGATAAACGGGTCGTTCAACTTCTCGTCGAACACTTTTTATCTGGCGTTGTACACCAATGCAGCCACACTTGATGAGACCACCACTGCGTACACCACGACTGGAGAAGCCTCGGGTGGCAATTACGTTGCTGGTGGGCAAGTTGTTACCGCTACTGTGAGCACAGAAACCACCGCTGCTGGAAGCATCACATATGTGGATTTTTCTTCGCCCTCTTGGACTGGAGCAATCACAGCCCGAGGTGCGTTGATCTACAAGGCCGGGGATAATGGCGCTGTGTGCGTTTTAGATTTTGGTAACGACAAAACTTCGGTCAACACTTTCCCCGTGACGATGCCTGCAAACACCAGCACATCTGCACTCATTCGACTTGTTTAAGGAGTATCCTATGTTCAACGAAAAAGCTCAATCTACTGACACCGTAACTGCGGGTCTAGTTGCTGGTACAGCCCTGAAAAATGGCGCTCATGGCGGGGGCGTGTTTCACGTTCAATGTCTAGATAAAGATGGCAACTTAAAGTGGGAAGACGAGATGCACAATCTCGTGGTCAATGTGGGGCTGCAAAACATGAATACTCAGTACTTCACAGGTACTACGTATACGGCTTCGTTTTTCCTTGGATTGGTGACTGGCCCTGGCTCTGGCGTGACGTATTTGGCTGCTGACACTTTAGGTTCTAAATCATGGACTGAGTTCACCAACTACGCTGGCTCACGCAAGTCTGTGACTTTTGGTACAGCTACCACGGCTGATCCGTCTGTCATCACCAACTCTGCTGCACCTTCATCGTTCACTATTTCTGGTGCTGGGGGTGTTGTTGCCGGGGCGTTCCTGTGTACTGTGAGCAGTGGCACTTCGGGGGTTTTGTTCTCCGAAGCCAACTTCCAGTCTCCTGGTGACCGTACCGTGGTGAGCGGGGATACGTTGAATGTGACTTACACGTTCAGCCTTGACGCTGCGTAATCCTTTGTGTTCGGTACATCCGCATTTGCCGCTGCCCCCTTTGCTGCTTTAGCAGGGGCGGGCGCAAGCTATGACAGCACGGTTGATGAAGCTGTAACGGCGTCAGACACAGCGGTCAATGCGGTGGCGCTGTTTGCGCCCCTGATTTTGGAAGAGATTGCGGTTGGTATAAACATCACCGTTGCGTCTTCTAATTTCAACGCGGCTATAGCGGAGACAATTACTGCGCTGGATACGCTATCAGCCTCGGTGGTGTTCCCGGCGTATTTTGAGGACGCAGCAACTGCTTCGGACACGTTCGCCGCTGCGGCAACTTTTGAAGGGTTATGTGCAGACATTGCCAGCGTGTCTGATCTGTATTCAGCCCAAGCAGATTTAAACGGGGCATATGCGGATACTGGAACAGTGTCCGACTCGTTTGTTGGCGGGCAGATATATACCGCACTCGCTCAAGATTTAATGTCAGCGTTGGATACGCCAAGTTCAAATGCGGACCTTTTGGCGTTTTTGGCTGAGCTTGCTACGGGGTTTGATACAACCGCCGCCGCTGCTGGATTTGGGGTTGCGATAGCCGATACGGCTACTGCGTCCGACAGTACTTTGGTGGCCCCCTCTACATTTAATGCCGTTGTCAGTGACACCGCCGCTGCTCTGGATTCGCTCTTGGCTTCAGCCGTCTTTCTTGCTACCATACAGGACAGCGCGGTAGGGGCGGATGTGATACTTGCTCGGTTCTTGTGGGAAATCATCAATGACTCACAAACGGCAAATTGGACTGAAATAAACAACTCACAATCTACCACTTGGCAGGTTGTGAAAACCCAATCGTAAGAGGCACAAATGGCACTCGTAGTAAAAGACAGGGTACAAGAAACAACGGGAACCACCGGGACGGGGACCATCACGCTTGCCGGGGCTGTTCTTGGGTATCAGACCTTTGCCACTGTTGGTGACGGCAACACCACGTACTACACCATCGTAGACCTAACCGCAGGCGATTGGGAAGTCGGGATTGGTACGTACACCGCTTCGGGTACAACCCTGTCTCGCACCACTGTGCTGTCCTCCAGCAATGCAGGGTCGTTGGTGCCCTTTGGTATTGGTACAAAGAACGTCTTTGTGACCTACCCGTCTTCGCGGTCGGTTTATCTGAGCGCGGCTGGGCTGGCTGTTGACGTTCTTGACATTGGCACACTGGGCACCAGCACGGCCAACATCACCACGGCAAATATTACGTCCGGCACAGTATCGACAACACCAACCAACAACACCGATATCGTCAACAAGGCGTATGCGGATGCGATTGCTTCGGGCATCCACTTCCATGAAGCCGTAGCCTTAGCAACTACAACAACTCTACCAGCAAACACATACAACAACGGCACATCCGGGGTGGGGGCAACGCTTACAGCAAACGCTAACGGCGCTCTGTCTGTGGACTCAACGCTTACTTTTGCCACAGAACGAATACTGGTAAAGAACGAAGCCGCAGGAGCAAATAACGGTGTGTATGTTGTTACTCAGGTAGGTTCTGCCGGAACGCCTTACATTCTGACTCGTGCTACAGATTTCGATACTGTTGGAACCGGAGTTAACCAGATTGACGAGGGTGACTTTTTCTTGGTGACCAGCGGCGTTGCTAACCTTAATACCGCTTGGGTGCAACAGACCGCGCCTCCTATAACGGTTGGTACAACAGCAATTGTTTTTCAGCAGTTCTCCGCACCAATCACATACACGGCGGGTACAGGTTTAAATGAGTCCCCCACCTACACTTTCAACATTGCCAACACAGGTACTGCGGGTACATACGGCGGGGCGGCTTCTGTTCCTGTTTTTACAACCAATGCACAAGGACAAGTGACCTCGGTCACCAACACAGGTATTGCCATTGCCGCAGGGGCGGTATCGGGCCTTGCAGCTTCAGCCACCACGGACACAACCGATGCGAACAACATCACCTCTGGTTCGTTGGGTACTTCAAGGCTCAGTGGTTCTTACACGGGGATTACTGGAGTTGGTACCCTCACTGCTGGTACTTGGAATGGGAGCACTATTGGTGCTGGGTATGGCGGTACTGGATTTAGTTCTTACGCTGTGGGAGATTTGTTGTATGCGGATACAACGTCTTCTCTGGCCAAACTCGCAGACGTAGCGGTTGGTAATGCACTGATCTCCGGTGGTGTGGGCGCGGCTCCAAGCTGGGGCAAGATTGGCATGGCCACCCATGTTGACGGCACGCTTCCAATTGCTAACGGCGGTACAAACTCCACGGCCACCCCCACCAACGGGGGCGTCACTTATGGTACGGGGTCCGCACAAGCGTACTCTGTGGCGGGCACTTCCGGGCAAGTTCTTCAAAGTAACGGCGCAGCAGCCCCCACTTGGCTTGCTCAGTCCAGTATTGCTGCGGGTTCGGCTACGCTGGCTACAACTGCAACCACAGCAAATGCCACAGCGGCGGCTTTGACGGCGGGGACATACCTCACAAGCGGCGGTACTTTCAACGGGTCAACTGCTCGCACGTTTGCAGTAGACGCAACCACCACCAACACAGCCAGCAAAGTTGTTGCTCGGGATGGCTCGGGTAACTTTAGTGCAGGAACAATTACTGCTACTCTGAGCGGCGCGGCTTCTTCAGCCACCAATGCAACTTTTGCTTCTTCGGCCACTAACGCAAGTTTTGCTACCAATGCAACTTTTGCTTCTTCGGCCACTAACGCAAGTTTTGCAAGCAACTCAGGTAACACAAACAGTGTCAGTAATGCTCTTGGTACCTCGTTTACGTGGACAGGCGTTCAAAACTTCACAGGTAACGGCAATACTGGTTCTTCTTCTGGTGTTGGTATGTCAGCCTATTCCACGGGCGGTAACGGCGCAATCATGGCGTTCCATCGCAGCGGACAATTCGCTATCAACTTCGGGTTGGACTCTGATAACGTGATGCGCATCGGCGGCTGGTCTGCTTCGGCCAATCGTTGGCAATTAGATACGTCGGGCAACATGACTGCTGCTGGGAACGTCACGGCGTATTCTGATGAAAGGCTAAAAAAAGACTGGGCGGATTTACCCTCCGATTTTATTGAGTGTCTTGCTAAATTAAAAAGCGGAACGTACACCCGTATTGATTCAGACGAGCGTCAAGTTGGTGTGTCTGCTCAGGGGCTACAAAAGTTCCTTAAAGAAGCGATTCAATCCGACAATGATGGAATGTTGTCCGTAAACTATGGTGGGGCCGCTTTAGCTTCCAGTGTAGAGTTAGCAAAATATGTAGTTGCACTAGAGCAGCGCATAACTCAACTTGAAGAAAAGCTGGAAGTACTGGGAGCTAAATAATGACAATGCCATCCAGTGGGGCACTGAATATGGGTGGTACATCCAGCCCGGTTAGTGTTGCCCAGGAACTTGGCTTAGGTTTGACCTCCACAATTACTATGAATGACGCGGCGGTTCGCACTCTTGCGGGAGTAGGTGGATCAGGGTCTTCATGGAGTATGAGTTCGTTGTATGGGAAATCGAATGTAACTCCTTCCGTTGAATATCTTGTAGTTGCTGGCGGGGGTGGTGGTGGCTTCAGTAATAACGATTCCCGTGGCGGTGGTGGCGGTGCGGGGGGTATGCGCACTGGTTCAGTAAGCGTATCAAAGGGTGTGACGTATACAGTCACCGTAGGCGGCGGCGGTGCGACCTCTTCAGGGGCGTCTTCAAATGGTGGTAATTCTGTATTTTCTTCAATAACATCAACTGGCGGTGGCGCTGGCGGTGGCCCTCCCGGACAAAACGGATTTTCTGGTGGTTCAGGAGGCGGAGGAGGGCAAAACGGAGCCACTTCTGGCGGTGCAGGTACAGCCGGGCAAGGAAATACTGGCGGTAACGGCGGCTATGACGCAAATGGTGGACAGTGCGGAGGTGGCGGCGGTGGCGCAGGTGCAGTTGGTGCGACTGGTACTGGCAGTATTCAAGGTGTTGCAGGCGGTAACGGTTTAACTTCTTCTATTACAGGGTCATCAACTTATTACGCTGGTGGCGGCGGCGCTGGTGGACAAGTTGACGGTGGCCCCGGTGGACTTGGTGGAGGTGGATTTGGTGGCGACGGACGTGGTGACGGAGCAAGACCAGCCGCGCCCGCAACTGCCGGAACTGCAAATACAGGCGGAGGTGGCGGAGGTGGCGGTAATGGCGCATTCTCGGCTGTTGGCGGTTCTGGAGTTGTCATTATTCGATACTCCAACACATATCCAAATGCTGCCTCTACAACTGGTTCGCCAACGCTGACCAATACAGGCGGGTATAAAATTTACAGATGGACTGGCTCAGGGAGCATTACGTTCTAATGGCGCACTTCGCACAACTTAACGAACAGAATATAGTCACGCAAGTTATTGCTGTGGCTGATGATGAATTGTTGGTGGATGGTGTAGAGGACGAAGCAAAGGGAGTTGCTTTTTGTCAGTCTTTGTTTGGCGGCGACTGGAAACAAACAAGCTACAGTGGAAGTATTCGGAAAAATTACGCTGGTCTTGGGTATACCTACGACGCTAAGCGTGATGCGTTTATTCCCCCTCAACCGTATCCAAGCTGGGTGTTGGTAGAAGAAACTTGTAATTGGATTGCGCCTGTTTCTTATCCTACTAACGGTGGGATATATCAATGGAATGAAACAACGGCAGCTTGGGTTGAATTTATAAAGGAAAACCAATGAGCACATATTCCTCAAATCTTCGGATTGAACTGCCGACTAGCGGCACCCAGGCGGGTGTTTGGGGGGACACGACCAACAACAATTTGGCGTATATCCTAGATACCGCTGTCAGTGGGTATCAGACGGTCAGCGTGACTTCTGCCAGCCAAGCCCTGACATACACAAACGGCCCAACGTCCACAGCAGCAAGCAACCAAGCTGTGTATGCCATGTTGCGGTTCACCACCACGACTGGTGCTGCCTTCGCTGTCTATGCACCCCCTGCCTCCAAAGCGTACATCGTTTGGAACAACAGTGGTTATTCAATGACCATCTACAACTCGTCTGTGATTGGCAACACCACAGCAGCGGGAACAGGGGTCACGGTCACCGACGGCTCCAAAGTCATGGTCTGGTCTGATGCAACCAACTTCTATGAACTGCAAGCCGCAAACCTGGCTGGTACTTTGGCGGTTGTCAATGGTGGTACAGGCGCAACCACTGCGGCAGGAGCAAGAACAAATTTAGGTTTGGTCATTGGTACAAACGTACCTTCTCCTACTGGAACCGGGGCGTCAGGTACTTGGGGTATTAACGTCTCAGGCAGCGCAGCCAGCGCCACAAATGCAACTCTGGCTACTACCGCCACTTTGGCCACTTTAGCTACTACCGCCACTTTGGCCACTACAGCTACGCTGGCTACGCTTGCAACACTAGCGTCTTCTGCAACAAATGCAACTTTTGCCACCTCCGCAGGGTCTGCCACCAATGCCGGGGCTGCTACTAACGCGGGGTTTGCGACCAGTGCGGGGTCCGCCACCAATGCAACTTTTGCCACTTCCGCAGGGTCTGCCACCAACGCAGGGTTTGCCACTAACTCAACAACCGCTGCCAATGGTGGGGTAACTTCAGTTAATGGTTTGACTGGCGCAGTCAGTATGACAGCCTATGGAGCTATTGGCTCATATGTAATTGCTGGATCAACCGATTTTAATACGGTGTCTACCACCTATAGCGCCGGTACGACGGTTGCTGGAAGCACTCTAACCAGAGCATCTGGTAACCAAGGTGGTGGTTCTGGGATTGGTGCAAATAACGTAGCATTAAATATGTGGTTTGGGGCTAATTTCTCCGGGTATCCAGTTGGTACAACCGGGGCAAGTAATTTTGCGGATACAAATTTAGGGTTAAGCGGAACTTGGCGGGCAATGACTTTTTCATATAGTACGGCCGCCTACGGCTTTCAGTATTACACAATTGCACTTTTTGTAAGGATTGCATGATGAACTACACAGATGTAAAAGACCCTGCTTGGGCTAATGCGGGTAAAACCGCTGTTATATGCCAAGTGCTATTTGAAGGTCAGTCCGAGTATTTTCCATTTGGGGCAGACCCCCGTGATGTAGAAGCTCATGGCGTACAGATATATTCTGAATGCGTGTCTGGTAAATGGGGACCAATTGAAGACTATGTTGAACCTGTACGACCACCGAATACTGCGGAAGCAAATAAATCAATAGCGTCTCAACTGTTGGCTGACACCGATTGGGCAATGGTTCCAGATGTAGCGGATGCAACGCTCAGTAATCCATATCTGACAAACAAAGCGGATTTTGTTGCATATCGAAACCTGCTTCGCGCTACGTTTATAAACCCCGTAGCGGGAGATTTGTCTTGGCCAAGTAAACCAACGGCAGAGTGGAGTGTTTAAATTGATCCAATCACGGCATTCGCACTTTGCAAGGGAGCCTATGAGGGCATAAAGGGGTGCGTTGCCGTCTACCAAGACCTGAAGAAAACAGGCAATGATCTGACAAAGATCACCACGGAAGTGGGCGGCGCACTGTCAAAGTTTTTCAAGGGGCACGCAGAGTTAGAGGCCAGCCACGAGAAAGCAGAAGTACAACGGGAAGACAACCAGAAAAAGGGGATCAAAGACGACCTTGCCACACAAGCCATAGACAATGTAATGTATCTGCGGCAGACCAAGCAGTTTTATGCTGACTTAGAGAAAATGGTGCGCTGGGAGATGGGAATGCCCGATATGTGGCGTGACATCGTAGAAGAGTACCAGCGGCTCTTGGATCAGAAATCGGAGCAAGCGGCTCGTGAACTGCACGAAAAGCGGGTGAAAGCATGGCAGCGACAAAGGTTAAAAAATCAGATAGTGGACAGGGCTTTGGAAACGGTGCTGGTGGCTTTCGTAATCGGTTACCTGATATGCCTACTGTGGATAATCAGTCTTCATCATCGGGGTCGTTTGGATACCTTTTTGTCTTAGTCCTGTTTGCGCTGGTCTTTGTGCTGGTCATCCCCTTGGTTGGGATGCTGTATGTGGACACAATGGTGGTGAAGCGAGAGGCCAAGGCCCAGATGGAGAAAGTGGAGAAGCTGCGTAAACAGGTTGAAGAAGATGCCAAACGAGAAGCCGAACCCAGATGACGCTTTGAGCAAGGTGCTGGCCTATGTGGACAGCCCGTTCAAGTTGATCGCCATCCTGGTGATGGGGGTGGTAACGTTTACAGGGTATTTTCTTTGGCAGAACCAAGAATTGTTGGTGGGGGCATACCGAGAGAACCAGAAGATGCCCTCCATTGCAGAAGACAGAATTGAGGATGCGGCCTCTCACCTGTTCAAGCACACCGGGGCAGTGGTGGTGGCGGTGTTCAAGGTCAACCCAATGTTTGGGACT